CAAGGATGAATTTCAACCGGGACGACCCATTCGCTGCACACTACGGTGATGCAATGGAGCAAAGACTCGCGGTGCACCCCACGGGGCTGCGTCTCGGGTTTCGGGAACCTCTAGGAGGCATGGGGTGGTTGCGCGAAAAGTGCGCGGTCGAGTTCGTCGGCCGCACGGCACACGCGCACCCCCAAGGCGCGGCTACTCGCGCCGCCTTTTACGAGACTGTTGTTTCGGATTATTCAAACCCCGACACGTCGCTTTATGTGTGTGTTGGGGAGAGTAACACCAGACCAAATTGCTTTAATTTGGTCGCAAATGAGCGAGCGCCGCAGTTGCCTCGTCGACGTACTCCTTTCCATTTCATGCGCCCAATGCTGGACGCGTGGGATGTTCTTAGGTGTGAGGACTCGATGGACAACATTAATGCGGGGCAGGCGTACGGCACAACGTGCGGCTGTGACTTTCAATTTTGCGACCATATCAAGCGCGCTATTTTTGAGATGGCTCTCAATCGGCGCGTTGTCAATGTGGTGGTCTTGTTGTACGATGTGTACGACGTGAACCTCCCATTGATTGAGCAATTCTTCAGTGACTTCAATTGTTTCCGAGTGAACGATGTCGTCTTGAAATGCGACCTATACATGGGGCTGACGAAATTTCAGCCATATCAGGGGGTTGCTTTTGGTGGTGAATACTCTTATGCGTGGGTGCCAGGTGGGAAGGTGCTGGCAATGGTTAAAGGCAATGGTAACGTACCATATGGTCCGCATGATGCTTGTTTTTGGGCACACTCATGCAAACCTCAGTGGGGGCATCTCGTTTGGAAGATGACCACTGAGTTAGGGCCTAATGATGAGGTTGCCGTGTACCGGTTCATGTTTGCGCGTAGATACGCCGAACGTGAGCCACCATTGTTACTGGGTTATGAATATGCGCACGTTTTGGCTGATGAGGTGCAACCGACGACTTTGATACCCATTGAATTGGCGACAGAGTTGCGGTTGATTGCCCAAGGCCAAGTGCGTGATAACCGATTACAGAGTGAGCTTTACAGGAGGGCGCGCCGCATTGTTAGCGGTCGTGACCCACATGTGAAACTAACTGTACCAGAGGTGTTGAGGGAAGAGCTTGTGTTGGTTGCGGTCAAAGATGCTTTGACTTATATATCGCCGCAAGAGGATGACATGATGACTGGTCTTGACCAGCGCGCTGTGGATCTCGCACAGCACAATTTCCGATTGAGAAATTGGGGGATGAAGTCCGCGAAGTGGGTGCCTGCAGTTGCCTTGGTGGCAATTGTGGTGTTTAAACTACTCATGACGCATGGATTTGTCAACCTATTTGATGGTTGGATGTTTGTGTTGATGAGTTTCCTCGGCGCTGCGGCAGGCGGCGTTGCGCTGACCGTAGTCGTTGGAGCATTCTCAATTGTGTTTGGTGTCACTGAGGTGCGCCAAATCGCTTTTTCTTTTCGGCTTCCGACCCATCGATTGTTTTGGACGTGGATCATACTGCTGATGTTGATGACTACAGCAGTTGCACAAGACCAAAATGTGATGGACAATGGTGTCTGTGAGTATATTTCAGACGCTGGTCCTATGCATTGGTTGCGGCACACTGATTGTCCAACGCAATACCCTGCGTACCACTCTTTGCAAGAGACAAAGAGTTTGGACCAAGGAAGCAAGTTCAAAATAAATGAGGTTCATGACCACCGCGACAGTGCGGGCCCGACAGTGTATGGTTGTGCTTCTATTGAAGCACCAGTGTCGGTACCAGCCGCTTGTCAATGCAATGAGGTAATTGCGTTGACCAACCGGGCGCTTTTAGCAGTGCCCGGGTGTGTCGTTGGAGCATGGGATGAGGCCTTTGATATATTTGAACAATTTTACAAGAGTGCCGCCGACCGTGTTGGCCAAACATTTCCAATTGATGTCATTTCATGGGAGAGTTGGCTTAACCGCGAAGGTTACGGCGCTGCTTTTAAGGCGAAGATGCGAATTGCTAAGGAGTCGTTGGTTGATTTTAAGTTGACCGCGAAAGATTATTATCGCAACTTTTTTGTTAAGATTGAGAAGTGGGTGAAAGATGCAGAATATGCACCTCGTGCCATTCAAGGCATGAGTGACCGTTTGCAAGCCACAATCGGGCCCTTTTTCTACTCGCTGTCCAAGGTTCATAATAAGGTATTAGGTTTGGAATCGCCTATTTGTTACGGCCCCGGGCTAACTGCTGAGCAGATCGGCTCATGGATACAAGAGTGGAGTGAAACTTACCCGTTCTTCTATGCTGCCGATGCCGTTCGCTTCGACGCGCACTTGAAGCGACCAGCTTTTGACCGTATCAATAAATTTTATAAGTCTGTGATCCAGGCGCCACGAAGAGTAACCGATGCTGTCAGCAACAAGATTGACAAGGTAGGTTATACGCGTTTCGGGATCCGTTATGAAGTGGAGGGCACTCGTGCCTCCGGTGATTCTGACACAACTGAAGGAAATACAGGTTTCACAATTGCATCAACCAATGCCGCTCTGATTAAGCAAGGTTTCCAAGGCCCGGGGATCGATTATGCTTTGATTGCAGCGGGTGATGACCAGTTGTTTTTCACTTCTAGGCCAATTGATGAGGTATTGTACCACCAATATCAGCTGGGTTTGGGTCTCGAAATAGAGCTCATCCCTGGCAAGCATTTGTTCGAAATTGATTTTTTGAGTGCGCTCGCGTACCCTTCTATGGATGGGGTTGTTATGGGTCCGAAGATCGGTCGCCTTTTGGCTCGTCTTGGAACCGCCTCTACACCACAGTCGGATTACAGTGAGTACATGTACTCTGTTGCTCATGGTCTCTTTAACCTCACACATCATGTCCCAATTTTGCGGACTTTGATATGGAAGATGATGGCGTTGGGCACCGAAAACGACAAAATTGAATTTGAACACTTTAAAATGAACGCCACTGCTGCCCACGGGATACACAGTGATGTTTATGGATTTGTATGCGATAGGTACAATGTCAGTCTGTCTGTTATTGACGAGATTGAATCCGAGATTACCGGTATCTGGGTGTTCCCACATGTGTGGGAACACCCGTCGATCATTGAAATGATCAGAACCGATAGTTAAAGACCTCATCTTAAAACGTAGCCCACCGCGGGGGAATACAAATTGCGGTGTCACCTGATTAAACGTAGGTGCGTAGGCGAGTTAGGTCATTTAATTGACCGGGCCAAAGAATAATTCACTAAGGTGAACTTCAAATGAAAGGACAACAAAACAAGGTTGCCACGAAGCCAAAGGCACCGCAACCGACAGTTGCGCGCACGCGTCAACACAACAAACAAAAGAATGTTGTGTTGCCCGTCGCCACTGCCAGCAACGTACCAGCGCGGTTTGTGAAACCGCGCAACCCTGCCCAGAAGACCACCACCCGTTTGACCAAACCGTTGGTTGCGACTGTTACGCAACCGAACGGCAAACCATTGCAGGGTCGTGAGTCTGCCGATAGCGGCATTGGCAGGATGAACAGGCAGGGGACCTCCATTGAGCGAGTGCAGGGGAATCACAAGAACCTGCGCCCTGACCCACCTGGCATTGCGTCTGAAAAACGCGCCGAACGTTTTCTTGAGAAGAACATGAAGGCTGAGGACTTGCTCTCACCCGACGCCGTGCGGTATTGTCGTCTCCTTGACGACCCGCTCAACGCGCCTTGGGGTGATGAGGGCGAGGTGCCCGTCCGGCCACTTGTTTACCAAGAGACGGTGCCACCTTCAACGACCAAGACGATTCGTTGTTTTGGTCAGCAAGAGGTGATCGTCCCTGCCGGTGAAGAGTGCTGGGTGGTATTCTGCGTCGGTGCAGGCTACCAGGGCAATTTCTCGTCGGATGACGGGGACGACATCGGCGTTGCTTCGCCCAACTACATTGGCGGTGTGCCAGGCACGCAGCTTGTCACGTTGGGTGCGCCAAACGACGGTCGCGGTTTCTTGATCCCTGGCGGTGGGGCGACCGCCGGCCTCGGTGTCGGGGTTGCTGGGTACTACTACAGCAGCTCAATTGGTTCCAACCCGCCTAGCGTGTCAACCGCCGTTGCCGCGCCTGTGCGCAACGCCTTGTTCTGGGGGAACCCAGTTGCATTTGGCGACATGCGCGAAGACGACGGTTCGACGTACAAGTATCGGCCTGTCGCTGGCGGGTTGCTCATTACACCCGACGAAACCACGTTCGAACTTGGTGGCCATTATGACGCGATGATCATTCCACAGGCCACCAACTCACCTTACGTGAGCGCTGCTGTTGCTGGCCATGGCAACTCATCCAACGTGGCCGACATTCTCGCACTGCCCGACCATTGCATCCAGCGTGCCGATGAGTCCATTATGGTCAATTGGTTGCCTGGCCGACAAGACTACTCGTTTCTTAAGACATACCCATCCGGCGACGTGCAATCGATCTTCACCTCCGCACCGAGCCTGTTTGTCGACGCACCCAACGCTCGAGTTTTCGTGAAGATCTCGCCGCCTGACAATGCCAACGCGCACAAGTTTGTCGTCAGCTACACCGGTTTCTACGAGGTGGCTGGCCAGTGCGTGCAACAGGTGGGATCTGTGCCGCGTGCCTCACCCAACATTGGGTCCAAGATTGCGACCTCTGTCCAAAACAACCTCAAC